TCTTCGGCTGCCTTCGCTGCCTTGTCCGCGGCATCTGCTGAATCGATCAGCGGCGCCTTTGTGCGCCCCATCGCCTTGGCGGTCGTGTCAGCGCCAGACGCGACGTTCGCAAAGGTTCCGAAGAGGGAGTTGAAAGCAGTCTTGACGCTAGTGATGTTGTCCTGCAGGCCGTGCCCAACCGCTTCTTTGATTCCAGCGAAACTTGTCTCTGCCTTCTTCGCAATAACATCAAGCTGGCCGGTGAGGGCTTTGCTGACATCACCGACAGACGGACCGCTGAAAGAAAACGCGGCCTTTATTTCCTTGAAGATGCCCGCAGCCCACGTTCCAACATAATCAGCCGCGGCCGAGAACGAAGTCTTGACCGCATCGTAAAAGCTGAACGTCAAAGTAGCGGCAGCGGACAGGAATTCCTTGACCGTGACTAGACCGAATGCCAGTCCCTTGATCGCGTTCGCGAGAACGGTGGCCGAACCTCCGTAGGAGTCCGTCGCCTCGCCGGCTTTCACCATCTCGCCAGTGATCTGATTGAGTCCCGGCAGCAACTGCTGGACAACGGCGTTCGCGAACCCCTGCGTTTCGAGCTTGAGCTTCGTGAGATTGTCGTTGAACGTCTCCGATGCCTTTGCGGCATCGCCAGAGATAACAGCGCCGTATTTTTCCGCCTCTTCACGAACCTTCGCAAAGCCCTGCTCGCCGAGCTGGTTGAGCAGCGGGATGAGTTCGGCGCCGGACTTGCCGAAAAACTTCTGTGCGTCGGCTGTCTTCTGCGCACTGTCCGCATAGCCGGAGAATTTCGAAGCGACGTCGCCCAGCAGCGCTTCGGTCGACTTGAGGTTGCCGCTGGCATCCTTAACGCTGACGCCGATCGCGGCGAACGCTGCTGCGGCTGGCTTGCTGCCAGCGGCGGCGTCGGCGGCATTGCGGGAGAGTTTGGCGAGACCGCCCTGTAGCTCGTCGATGCCGACGTTGCTGAGCTTCGCCTGGACACTGAGCGCGGAAAGCGTCTCGGTCGAGATGCCGACCTTCTGCGCCATCTTGCCGATTTCGTCGGCCGTATCGATCGCGGCCTTGCCGAACTCGATTAACTTGTCGATCGCAAATGCAGCCGCGACCTTTCCAGCGAGATCGCTCAAACCATCGCCAACCCGATCGACCGCGCCGGTTATCGACCTCTGGATTGCCGCCGTGGATTTCTCAGCAGCGCGCTCAGCCTTCGACAGCTGATCGGTCCACTTGGCGTAGTTGAGCACCATGTCATAGCTGAAGGTGCCCAGCTGTGCAGAGGCCATTGCCTACTTCCCCTTCATGGAGCGAGTGATGCCGACTTGAATCTTTTCGCCGATGATCTCGACGAGCCGCGGCGCCACGGCAGCGATGGCCGGCTGCATGAAGGGACGCGCATGCATCTTCGCGGTGCCGTATTCGAGGAAACGCCAGTAGAAGGTGTCCTCGCGGATCTTGAGTTTCAGGCCGGCGCGGCCGAGACGGCGATTCAACCGATTCACGGTGTAGGCGAGCTTGATGCGCTTGACGCCGACCAGGTAATGAACCTGCCCGTCCTTTGGCTTGCGGTCGCGATAGGCGATGATCGAATCGCGCAACGCGCCTGAGCGAACAGGCGCGCGCGTTTTGGCCTCATCGCGGATCATCGTTGCGCCTTTGGCGAGTCCGGCGCCGACGATGCGCGCGATTTTTTTGGGATCACCGAGATCATTGAGCTGCGCCTTCATCTCTGCAACGCCAGTCAGGACAACCGAACGGGAAGCCGGCATCAGTGCACCTTGGCCGGCTTCTTGAATCCGCCAAGCATTTTTTTCCACTTCTCGTCCATGCTCATCGGCTTCGCCTGCTCCTGCGCCTTGTAAAACGGCAGAACATCGGTGGGCTTCGTCTTCTTCATGCCGCGCTTCTTGTGCGAGTTCAGCCACGTGGCGAAGAACGATGCGAGCAGCATCTGCTGCGCCTCATCGCCGAGCGGATAGCGTTCGGACCAGACCGCCCATTCCGTGAATTCCCGGTAGGACATGACCGACTGCAGCATGCGAACCGGCATTCCGAATCGGAGTGCCAGTTCACGCCATAGCCGACCTTCTCCTACCGTTACGCTTTTCCCTTCACGTCCTTGCCGTCGGGCTCCGCGCCACCAAGACCATTGATGCGCAGCGCGTTGTCGCGCATGACCATGAGCAGCGCGTTCGGCGTTGCGCCGACTTCGCTTTCATCGAACAGCGGCGTGCCGTCTTCCTTGCAAGTCATCGCAGCGACGATGCGGGATGGCAGCTTCGCCATCTCGGCTTTCTTCACGTCGGCGTCTTCGGTGTTCACCGGCTCATAGAGCTTGGTCGCTTCGTCGCCGGTGATTTCGCGAACGTGGAAGACGACCTTTTGTCCCTGATACTTCGTCTCGACCTTGTGAATCAGGCCGCCTGTTTTGCTCAGAATTTCTGCTAGAAACGGATTCATGGATGTGTCCTTTAGGTGCAGTCGATGCGGCGAATGTGCGTCACGGCTGACAACGCCTTAGACACCGCACCGAACTGCGTAGCCGTTTGAAAGCAATAGCCGTTGGCTACGCAATTACGGTTTGTAGTGCCACGTGATCGCGCCCGAGATGCGGAGCGAGCACGTCGCGCGGTCGGCGTCGTTGGCCTTGATCGATCCGCGGAACGATTTGACCGACGCGGAGAACTTCGCCGTGGTGCGTGCGGTCGGCGTGGTCAGAACGCCCGCTACGTTCGTCGGCGCCGCTGTTCCGTCCGAGAGGCCGACCATGAACTGGAAGCGATCGGCTTGACCCGCCTGATCGTTCAAGAACTGGTGCACCGGATTCTGCGGATCGAAGTTGATCTGCAACGACGCTTCACCGTTATCCGGCAGACCGACCAGATATTCTTTGGCGGTCGACATCAGATTGGTGACGTCGATGTCATCGGCCTGCGGGCCGAATTCGCCGACGTCTGAAACGTTTGGAATTTCCAGAACGGCGAGAACCGTCGCCGTGTCATCCAGCACCCATACCTGAGTGCCTTGTGTGCGGAGTTCACCGCTCATGGCTATACCTCTTAAGTTGAACAAGCACCCGGGATCGGGCAATAAAAAACCCGCCTTGCGGGCGGGTCGGTTGGTGGAACTCTTTTGAATCAGCAGCTAGCGGAGCACCCATAACTCAAGGTGCCCGAGCACGTAATAGCGCTTGACGTCGTCGTCGTAACCATCCTGGTTGACGTCAACCCAAGTCCCTGAAAGCTCGCACGCAGTGCGGCACGCATTGAACAGCGTGAGCGCATCATTGAAGTCGTTCGCCCACGCGTTCACCTGCAGGCGCACGTGGTCCATCGTCGGTGCACCGGAGACGTAGTTCTCTGGAATGGTGAACACGGTGAACCATGTGACCAGCGGAACGTTCTGTGCGAAGGCGCCGTTCTGCGAAGCGATACCGGCGGGATAGCAGCGCATCGGGTTGTTCCCGATGATCGCCGTCACCGCGCCCGAAGCTCGAAGTAGTGCGGGCAGCGCGATATCAGTCACGCCAGTTCTCCGCGATCCATGGAACGCTGCGCGAGCTCGCCGACCACGGCTTTTGTCCGCCGTTCGTCTGCACGATGCGCGCGCCGTTCGGCAGCGCCGTCAATGGCGAGAAGTCGCGCACCGAGTAGATGCCGGCCGCATGGTCCCAATAGGGTTCATTCGGTCCGAGCTTGTACGAAAGCCACGCCTGGTCACTGCCGCGAAACCCTTTGCTGCGCGCCTTGGCGATCGACGTCGCGCCATGGAAGTCGTGCCAGACACTCGTGCGCGTGCCGGTGCGCAGGAGATAGATGCCGCCGCCATAGCGCATCTGTGCGCCCCAGTCGCGGTACGGGCGCCAGCCGACGAAGTCCTCGTCGCGATTGACGATGCAGGCGAAGTCCTTGACCACGACGAGATCGACGTCGATCAGCAAGACGCGATCGCCCAGAACCCGCGCCTCTTCGCTGAACATCCAGAGACGGCGGTAGCAGCTCGGAAAGCGTTCACCCTCCGGTGACCGCAGCGCGCCCAGACCCTTTGCCGCGACCGGCGTCTCGATGACTTCCGTCTCTGCATCGAACCCCTGCGTATCGTCTGCGATGCAAACGAAGCGATGCTGGATCGAGAGATGTCGCGCGATCATCTTGCGCAGCGTGCAGGCGTGCTCGGGTCGGTAGTCGCGGAATCCCTCGTTCCAAAGCCAGCATACGATCGTCAGCATTCAAGTCCCCGAAGGAACTTGCCGGCGCTGCCGAGATCGACCGCATGCACGCCGCGGACTGCCAGCCGGTTTGCAAGGCACGTTGCGGTCGGGCCAGCCGAAAGGACCGCGATCTCCGGATTCGCCGCGCACACCGCGCGCTCTAGGTCGTCAATCAGCGCATACGCTTCGTGCGTCGGGCACTCGATGTGCCGCGCCTTCGCCGCATAGCGCCTCACCGTGTCGAAAATGCTGCCCTTGCGCTCACACACGACGACCGCGCGTTTGTCCATCCATAGCGCACGAACCGAGTCGATGAACGCTTGCGTGCGAATCCAAGGCGCCGAGTCCGGTCTCGATACGAGAGAGCTGTAATAGGTCAGATCGAAATTGACGACCCCGGCGAATCGCGGTGCATGCCGTTGCCATGTCGCGTACTTCGGGCTTTCCGGGTTGAGCGGCGGGATGCCGACAATGCAGCCTTCGTTCGGCGACTGCAGCACCGCGCGCATCTCCAAGGTCAGCTTGCGATTCGCAGGCTCGCGCGAATAGCCGGCGCCGTACGCGATTTTCAGCTCGCCATCACCGAGACGCGCCAAGTTCGCTCCGGCCGCCACGGCGGCGATCGTTTCGAACTCATCGCGGACCACCGGGTATTTCACAGCACGCGCTCCCAGGCGAAGCGCAGCGGGCTCTTTGGCGTCGTGTCGCCTCTGCGTTCCTTGTCCTTGCGCCGGCGCGAGTATTCGCTGGTATCTCGACTGAGCGACATGTCGGAGGAATCCGGGATGCTGTTGCGTGTGTGGACGTGCAAGCGAATGGGTTCCGGCAGAATCAACGGTGGTCCGGCGACACTCTCCAGCAGTTGCAGGAACGGAGATCCGCCGCCGAGACAGCCGGAGTAGTCCTCGTCGTAGTGATACTTGTCGAATCGGTCTCGCTCCACCAAGTAGCTGTCGATGTGTGGCCTGATCGACCCGAACTCGCACGCGCGCGGCAGTGCATCCTTGTTACGCGTCTCGTCGGCCGCCCCGATGCGCAAACGCGGGAAGCGATACCAGCGGCGTGGCTCTGGCCGGAACTTGGTGAGTGCAACCGCCGCGTCGGCCGGCAGGATGTGGTCGATGTCGACGTGAATAATCCAGTCCGTCTCGGCGACCTTCGAGCCGAGATTGCGAGCGCCACCCCTGTTCCATGGAATGTCCTGCTGCACGCGGTAGAGCTGCAGGCGGTCGCGCAACGCGGGCGAGGAATTCGCCTTGACGATGTCGAGCGCAGGTTCCGGACTGCAGTCATCGACGATGACAAAGCGGAAGTTCCCCGGGAACTCTTCCCACTCGTGCAGCTGCGCCTTCAGCATGGAACAATTTCGATAGAACGGAACAATCAACGACAGCTCTTGACTATGCATTGTCGACGAGGCTCAGCCAGTTACGTATGCGCGCCGCGTGCGTATCGCCGCGCATGACTTGCTTCGAGAACGCAATGCGCGGAAAACCGAATCCATCAACCCTTGCGCGAATCTCCGCCTCGCGATGTCTTTGCGATGCGATCTTGCGCACGTCGAAATCGATCATCGCGAAATCGACTTTTTCGAATTCGCCTGAATCGAGCAGATCGTCGAGGATGTCGCACTCGGCGCCCTCGCAATTGAGCTTCAGATAGACCACGTCCGTGGCGGAAATGTGGTCGCGCATCCAATCCGATGCGCGCACGAACGGGCATCGTTCTGTCGCATCGCTACGCCCGGCATCCTTCTTCCAGATGCCAGCGCCTTTGCTGCCTGGATGGAAAACGTCCTGATCGCACGCCTTGTTCCATAGCCCGAATGGTTCTATCAGAACTCTCTTGTCTGCGCCAGCCAGCGCACGCTTTGCGAGATCGCCGGCGTGCGGTCCGAAGAAGTGCGAGCCCTTCATGTCGAACCCGATCAGAAGCATCCGTTTCGCGCCAAGCGTCCGCGCGACATACATCGCAAGCACGCCGCTGTTGCTGCCGCGCTTGATCAGGTGCCCGCGTTCCTCGACACGCTCAACGTCGTGCACGTTTGGGTTGGCGCTGAACTTCAGCCCAGCAAAAGCCTTGGCATCAGGCCGCGCCTTCCACCACACCGCGTCGTTCGCGACCAATGCATCCGCCCACGGTGCCAATCGGTAGGCGTCGCTCACGGCGATCGTCTTGCACTTGCCGCGCACGTATTCGCATTGCTCGATCC